AATCTTTATCGGACAAAAGATCTGTAATTTCTCCGAGAATATTCTTAACGTATCTCTTAATGTCGACAGTATAACGCACTTTGGGGGGATAAAGTTTTGCGTCAAATTGTCTGTGACAAATAACTCTATCACCGAGTTTGATATACAAATTGTAATACTCAGGACCATCGGTATTCGATGTGGTAAGAACACTTGGGTTCCTCATAATCTCATCGGCATAATCCGAAAGATACCCAGCGGTATTCAATTTCATCTTTGTTTCCAAAGCGTTTTTCAAGTAATTAATGTAATTGTAAAACTCAATGGAATTGTGTGCGTGTTGATTATAGTTACGCACGTTGAAGAATCTTTGAACAATGATATTGTCGTTGATTGTCAACAAAAATTCAATTTTAGTTAATTCTAATTCTTTCATAAAATGTTATTTAATTTTTGAATGTTTATTGGGTTTTGAAAGATATTTATCGTTGTTTGTTGATATTATAACAATTAATGTAAGTAAAAAGATATACATAACAACAATCAGTATATCCCACTTTTTATATCTTGATCTCATCTTGAGTTTCTGAAATTTGATTTCTCCTTTCTAGTTAATTTTAAGAAAGGTTTAATAAAATAAACCCAAGCATTATCAGACTTTGGCAGATATTTAAAAATACCATCATCCATCATCATTTTAATTATGGTTTTATGGCTTCTACCATCAGGATCCAATGTTTCTGAGTAATAAGATTCGACAACTTGTTTCGCATCCTCTGTAATTAAAGGACGCTGCAAATCTACAAGTTTTTCGTTTACCTCGAACAATTCACTGCCAAAAATTCCAGATTTTGTTTTTCCCGACAACAAATTCTTCAAAGCCGAATTATTCTTATCAGAATTGAATTTCTCATTGGCTTTATCCAATATTTGTTGGACCGTCACTTTTTCAGAAAAAAGTTCGGGAAACAAAGAATACAAGGTTTTTTCACCAAGATAATAAACTCCGTCAATGTTGTCGGATTTATCTCCTGATAATATCTTATATGTCGCTACATTGGCGTGTGGTAGCTCATAAAACTGAAGTTTAATCTTATCCCCATTTTTATAATATCTCTTCGCAGAGGGCGAATAAACGCATACCCTTTCAGAAATAAGCTGGGTTAAATCCATATCACCTGAGAATATGGTTATATTCTCATTTGTGGCAATCTGACAATAATATGCTATCATATCATCAGCCTCATTATTGTCGATATCAACTTGGCGAACAAACATCTCTTCGAGATATTGTTTTACCCGTTGCTTTTGTTCGGTGAATGAATTTTTAATTTGTTCATCAGGTGCATTTCGGTTTTGCTTGTATTGGGGGTAAAATAAGCGTCTTTCAATGGATGAGTTTTCCCCATCCCAAAATACAACCGCCTTATCGAAATTTTCATTTTCAATGAATTTTCTCAGCGTGTTGAGAAAGTGCCATATACCCCCAATATGCTTACCGTTGTGATGGTAGTCTTTGACGCCGTGAAACCCTACTTTGAGTAGGTTGTTGCCGTCAACAAGCAATGTTTTGGTCACCTATAAATGATTGAACCGTGAGCAAATATATTACAATCAATCGTAGGATTCATCATCTTCATCAACAGGTGTTACAACCTCATTGAAATCAACACTGTCAAAACCTGTCAGGATGTTGTTCCAGTATTGGGCATATTGTTTCTTATATACTTCCAATGCTTCTTTTGTATCGTCAATATAACCATGAGGTGTTGCAACTATTTTTCCATCTTTATAACTAATACCATTGACATGGTTTTTCAAAACGGAAATTTTGGTTCTTGTTGCAAATGTAACAGTTCTACCGTTTTTGGTTGCGGTAATGTGGTTGATGCCTGCTTTCTTTTGATTGCCGAAAAGAAATACAAGGGTAGACGCAAGCCAAATAGCTTCACCACCTTTTGCTTTGATTTCAGGTTGACCAAATGGATTATCGGGTAAGTCCACCCACGGCTGGTTGACCACAATCAAAGAATTGATGTAGGGGTAATCTTCTTTTTTGGATTTTGAAATCCTAGAATGAAGACCCATACCGATTTTATCTGCAAGAACTTTGGCATTATGCATACCACCGCCTTTACCTTCAAATGTCATTTTACAGGGTAGTGATCCAATACTATCTAGGAATATTGGAAGACTATAAGGCAATTCACCTTTTTCTTGAGCGTCAAACAAATCGTTTACAAAATCAGTAGCTTCTTCAATTGTATCGAAACTGTCATTAAATATAAAGTTGCCATCCCATTCCCCATCCTCATTTTTCTTAGCATCCAATCCGAGTTCAACAGCATGTTCCCATGACCATTTCTTTTCGGTAATGATGAAAACTGGTAGATGTCCTTTTTTTTGTGCATCAACAGCAGATTTAATCAAACAGGTTGTCTTCGATGTGTTTGAGTGACCAAGAAGCATTGTAATGCCTCCCATAACCGGTCCGGGAAGTCCTGTGGCATTCATAAACTCTTTTCCACAATCATAAAACTCTAGTGGCTTATATTTTGTTTTTGTGGAAAACTTGGACTTGATAGAATCAAGCGAAATTTCTTTTTTCTTGATTGCCATTAAAATTAAAATTTAATAATGAAAAAATAAGCAAGCCCTTTTTACAGGGCTTGCCTTTGATAAAAATAAAAGATTAGAAAGGAAGTTCTTCGAACGGTTCGTCATCCGCTTGGATGTCAACTTCAGGTTCTTTAACAGCACCTCCGAAACTCTCTTCGGCTTCAGAACTGTTACCATAAACATATTTGTTTTGGTTGCTGTCCCAACGGGGTGTTTCGCCTCTAGCAATCGCTTCAAGGTATTCAACTGGCTTCTTGCTATAAACATCTTCCCAAGTGGTGGGATCATCCAACCAAGCCTGTGCCAAATCCTTGTCGGTGTGCAGTGGTTCAACGTCCTCTTGGATAATCGAAACAACGGAAGTATATGTACTTCCATTCTGCGGATTTGTCATTGCCATAACCTTAATGGTAAGGTCACGACCTTTCTCAGGATCGGACAAAACGCCTTTGGATTTCCAAATAGCCATAATTTTATCCATAACGCCTTGACTGCGCAAATCTTTTTTGAATCGCCAAAACTTTGGACCATCGGATTCGTTTTCGCGATCAATTACTTTTGCAATATAAAATTCTTTTGGAAGATACTTCTTTGCAAGTTCTTTGTTTCTAGTGGGATCTTGCTTCATAAGTTCTTCATAAACCTCAGTAAGAGGTGAACGTTTTCCCTCGTTTTTAGCAGGGTCGTACAATTTGGATTTGTATCCATTTGCTGCGTTAGGAAGTTCAATTTCGTGGAACCAAATGTTACTAAATGTTTTCGCACCATCTTTTCCAGGGAGAAGACGAATACGATATTCGGCTTCTTTTTTTCCCTTTGGTAGAATTGGAGTAAAGTATCTCTGCTTTAGCTCCTCTTCCGTCATTTTTTTTGTTTGTTTTTTGTTTGAGTTTTGATAAAACTCCAAATCTGGATCGATAAAATTGTTTGGCATAAAATAAAAAATTAAAAAGTTAAGAAATTAAAATTTAAATAAGATTAATTATTATGTTTATTATAAGGTTGTGCAAAGGTAGTAATAAGTTTTGTGATTTTTCGTTTTTTGTAAAAATATTTTTTAGATTTTTTTGAAGCCTCCCGTTTCCATCATATCGTCTCCGAAGTTTCTGAAACTTTTCTTGATGTCAATCGGAGAATAATCTTCAACTTCATCTGTGGTTAAAACATATTCGTTCTTTCCGGATTCTTCCATCTCAGGTTCTTTCTCGGCAAAGAAGTCGGTCAATTTTTGCTTGTAAGGACCTGAATCCAAACTTCTGAGTTCAAGTTTCTCTTCAGGAGTTTTAACGCGATACTTCTCGATTTTGTTTTCGATTCCGTCAATTTTTGCCAACAAATCATCCATAACGGACAATTTCTTTTCAAGATCGTCCAACTGAGACATAATAGTCTGGGACATTTCATCTTGTTTCTGCTCCAATGCTTTTTGAGCATCGACCAAATCCGTCACCTCAATTTGTTTGCCTTCTTCTTTTTCATCCATTTTTTCCACATCAGGATCTTGCTCCGTATCAACAGGTGTGGGTGGAGGAAGGGGTGGACCCGCAGGTGCTTCACCGCCCATTTCAGGAGCGGGTGGTGGTGCGGCACCTTCAGCTGGTGCTGGTGCAGGAGGCGGTGGCAATGGTGCTTCAGCTGGTGGTAATCCTGTTCCACCTGCGGGTGGTGGTGCATCTTGTTCGGTGATATACTTATTGATATCTTTGTAACGTCTGATTTCGTTTAAAATTTTTTCGTCGATTCTCATTTTGTATTATCCGTTTAAAAGTTGCTTTATACCACCTACGGTTTCTACTTGTATTTTTTTGTTGGCTCTCATCGTATTGTCAACTCTTTCGATAAGACCATCCTTCATTCTTACGGTATAGCATTCGCCCGTATCAAGATCGCAGACTTGTTTCATTCCGTTGCCCATGTCTTTCTCGGTCGTTCTAGTGGGCTTACCGAGATAGTTTTCCAAAATATTTTGTACACTCATAGTTTTTTTTATTTATAAATATATCAAAATTAGGAATTGGCATCCCAAATTTTAATTGCTTCTTGAACTTTATCTTCAATACTTTTTCGATCAACTTCAGTCATACTTGTGTAAACATCCAAAGTTTTTATATTTGGTCCTGTATTTAAAATCAAAAATTTGGCAATTTCTTTAGCAGAATTATCTTTAAGATTATGCATTCTCAAATCCCATCTATCAAGTAACATACGAACATTTGAGGTTAAATCATTAAATACCGCATATGGTTGAGTAAAGTCGCCGGATGTTAAACAGAAAAATTGTTCATTGCCCTTGAACCCAATTTCTGATGTCCCCCAGTTCCCAGTCAACTCAATACCTGAGAAGTTATTTTCAAACGCTTCGAATCCTGTTTTGGTTCCCGATTCCAAATAAAGAGCGGAAAACACCACATACTTCAATTTGAAATCAACAGCTTTACTCATTGCTACTATTTGTGTGTTTATAGTATTATATACCTCTCTGTATGATACTTTATTTGATTGAGGCGTAATACGATAATAACTGCTATAACGACTAAATGGTGTACAGTTTGGATTGTCACTTACTTGTTTTCCTTTGTTTGCTGTAGTAACCACTTTATTTTTTTGATTGATTACATTCCCTTGTGCGTCTTTTGTTTCAACAGGCTTATTTTGCTTGTTTTTATCTATTATGGTTTTTAATAGATTTGTTTTCAATGCCTGTATATGTTGATCAACTTTAGGTAATGCGGCAGTAGGTTGTCTTATACCTGTTACACTAGTTGTAAAATCGCCTGGTTCAATTGAGTGGTCAACATTTAAAATCATATATGGACCTGTGAACATAGGAACATATCTTAAATTAAAGTACATAGTAGGCTGTATAAGAGCATTTCCCATCATATTCAATGTACAGCTGTAACTTCTGTTTTTATACAAATTGTATAATGATACATTTTGTGTTGATGCTGCTCTGTTTCCACTCAAATTAGCCATTTGATTTATAATCTGAAATGCCTCTGATGTTGCATTTCCAGCTTCTTGACCAACGGCAAATGATTTTATTATTTGTTGATTTTGTGGTCCAATGTCAACATTAAATCCGACAACTTTGTTTGATTTGTCCCAATCGTTTTTGTTTGTTTGGTCTTCAACAAGTGGATTGTCGCTAGCTCTTCTTAATTCAAATGCATCATTTCTGAATCTAAAATCAACATTGTTCTTCAAGTCCAAAACTTCACTTGGTCTATCTGCATAAAAACAAACTAGCTTTGATCCTGTCTCCCTATAGTCGACATTTAAGAATGTTCCAAACAATGTATTTGCAAATTCTAATGTACCTTCTGCTCTAGGTTTTGGATTTTTGACCGCATCTTGAACATTATAAAAGTTAACATAAGATGGAATGTTCATAACGACAAAGTGATTTTCAACCAAAATCGTTTGAACAAAATTCAACATTGAATTCTTTTCGTCAATGTTTACCAATTTGTTTTTTAATTTGAATACATCAACGAGAATTTTATCACCAACATTCCTACTTGCCCTATCCAACAATAAAACGTCTTCAAACAATGTTTTGTTTTTAAAATCACCACCAGCAATCCATTTATCATTTAATGATTTAAATGATTCCCATAATTCAACTTTGGATTGATTCCCTTGCAAATCAGAGAATACTAAACCCTCGGATGTATTGGTTACATTGGGAAGTCCTGCTCTTACTTTGGGCATAAGAGTGTCAATAATTTTACCTTGGAAATCGTCAATTTGTACCAAATAATTTGTCATAGAATCATAGAAAGCATTTAAGCCACTTCTTGTTAAACTGTTAGGTACATTGCTATATTGAGCTGGTGTATTTATTGTCAAAGAAACTATATATTGATCATCATTCGGATTTGTTGATGTTGAACCATATATATTTATGATGGCTTGATCTATCAATTCTGTATCACTTATAGTTCTAGTGTATAAACCTGTAAATTGATTTATATTGACAATGTTTCTCAATATTGCCCGTTTTTCATCACCCTTCTGTTCCACGGTTACTGTGGTACCATCTTTTAGTGCGGCAACCGCAGATATAAATAAAGCGGTAAAAGTTGGCGGTGGTATAACATTTGATTGAAATTGGTTTAATTTCTGAGTAGCATATATTCTAATGATAGGTGCAAATCTCTCAATGTTATCCACATTGAAAGCGATATTCGTATCAATAAAGAAATCGGTTATGAAAGATCCGCTGTCTTTATATTCCAATCCAGATGCTGCCAATGTTATGTTTCCTCCGCTATATGGTAAAGCAAATGGTGATGATACGGTGTAATTATTCCAAGTATATGGATCAATTAACGGTAAAGACGAGAATGTGTAAAACAATCTTCTATCATATCTAGATGGATTTCCAAATTTAAACGCAATATCATAATTCAAAAAATTGCTGATATAAGAACCGATATTAACAAGTTGTTGTGATTGTAATTCGCTTATAATAGTTTCGGCTGCTGTTGCTGTCAAAGTTGGAATGCGCATCATATTGCGCATAAGCATTTGAAAGTTCTTATATGATTTTTGAGTTTCGGTTTCGTTTTCCGAAAAATTCTTGTAATCATAATCATAAATGGATTTAGAGAAATCCAAAAACATTTGTTCGAAGCCGTCCAAAACAGATTTCTCAAAAACGGAAAACAAATCACTGATGGATTCATAATTATTAGAATCGCCATTTAAAGAGAAATTTTCCTGTAATGATGATCCAGAGAAAATTTGTTTCAAATAATAATATGGAGATGGTTTTGAGACTTTTGAATTGTCAAAATAACCAAAATTGGGTGCTGACCAAAAAGATCTAACTGAACCATTGAATACCGCAGTATTACCTGAAACCTCAGTTGTTAAGCTGCCATTCAAAATACACTCTTGTTCTGTTTGGTTTATCACAGAGCCTTCAGATGGTATAGCATATGTAAATCT